GTTGCCCTCGACAGCGGCGAGCAGGAGCGACGCGGGGAGGCCGAGGAGACGGGCAATCTGAGTCGTGCCGAACTGCTGGGTCTCGAGGAACTGGACGTCGGCGGGCTTGAGCAGGATGGGCTCGTAGTGCAGGCCCTGGCCGAGCACGCGGAGGCGCTCTCCGATGTCGACGGGGAGCGGATCGCCATTCGCGTCGACCTTGGGGGTGCCGTCGGCGTTGCGGCCGTACCAGACGTTGCGGTAGGCGTCGCCGTCGCCGGGCTTGAGGGGCTGGTCGGTGCTGAGGACGCCGTCGGGGACGTTGGAGGTCGTCAGCCACTGCGAGCCGTAGTTGCGGGCGTCGAGCGCTCCGGCGAGCTCCATGCGGCCGGCTTCGACCGGGCCGAGGCCGCGGTCGCGGCCGGGGATGTCGAGGAACTTGAGGTGACGGATGTCGGCTGCGCGGTAGACGTCCCTGCCCTTGACGTACTCGAGCGCGTTGTCGCTCTTGCGGCGTCGAATGTGCACCTCGCGCGGCGGGAGGATTTCGATGTCGACGACTTCGGCGGTGAGCGGCGAGCGAACGAGTCGGTAGAACGCGTTGCCGTCGGTGTAGAGCGACACGACCGAGCGTTCGATGAAGCGGGAGCGGGTGAGGTCACTGTTCGGGGTCTCGATGATGCTCGAGGGGCGGTCGAGCTTCGAGCCCCATCGGTACTCGTCAATCGAGAGCTGCGAGGCGGCGGTCGCGTGGATGCTGATGCCGCGGAAGACCGTCGAGAGGGTGAGGGCGGCTTCAGGGGTGACGACCGTGAGCGGGTCGCGGCGGGCCGGGGCGATGGTGCCCTGCACGCCGCTCGAGGCGGAGCGCTGCGTGGGCGCGCCGCTCCACCACTCGCGCGCTCGCTGCATCCGGTCTCCCATGCCGAGGAGACTGCCTGCCGGGGGCGGTGGGGCGACAACTCTCGTTGCCGTTCGATTCCCCTCGATTCCCGTCGGTGCCGCTCGATTCCCCAGCTACTGCAACTGCATACCGACGAGCTCGGGCATGTGGTCGATGCCCCATGAGGCGAGGTTGGCGGCCTCGAGCGCGCTGATCGAGCCGACGGACTTGCGCCGGCCGAAGGTCCAGGCGCCGTCGCCGATGAAGCGCTTGGCGGCGAGCTCGGCGGCGGCGTCGATGTGCGGGTCGCGCTTGTAGCGCCAGGTCGGCGGCTCGAGCGTGACGCCTGCGAGGAGGTTCGCGGATGCCGCGCCGACGTCGTTGGAGTTGATCGGGATGAGCCGGAGCTCGGCGCGCTTCGCCGCGTCGTGGAGGGCAGCCGACGGGCCGTAGGGGTCGATCGCGAACGCGGCGTCGGGGTACTTCTCGGCGAGCTCGCGGAGGCGGTCGAGCGCCCAGTAGCTGCCGGGCTGGTGGCCGTCCTTGACGAGCGCCGCAACGGTCTCGTTGCCGACGCGCTGCGCGGCGTAGATCGATGCGTCGATGCCGTCGAGGCCGTAGGCCGCGCCGAAGCAGACCGGGCCGTCGGGCAGGGCGAGGTCGGCCGGAAGGGCGGCGCGGTTCCAGGCGTCCGCGGGAATGCTGCGCTCGGTGGCTCCGGTGCGGACATTGCCGAAGGCGCGTGCCCACTCGCCGAGGGAGTCGCCGAACTCGGACCGGAAGCTCTCGAGCTCGCTGAGCCCGAAGAGGTGGACGAAGCCAGGGTGCCGGGACGCGACTACCTCGAGGTCTTCGGGGTCGTCGCCGGGGAGGAGCCCCCAGTCGAACATCGCGGTGCGCTCGGAGAGCGCGCCCGCGCGGGCCGCGTCGAAGAGCTCGTTGCTGTAGGTCGAGTCGATGGTGCCCTCAGTGCTCATCTCCCACGCCTGCGGGCGGTGGCCGGTGAGCGCGCGGCGGGTGAGCTTCGGCGGGACGGAGGCTTGCTTGAGGGCGGCGCCCTGCGCGGTGGTGAGCGACCAAATCTCGTCCATCGTGTCGCGGTCGACCTGCTTGCCGTGGAGGGCGTCATCGGTCGGCGGGAACGGGGCGAACTCTGAGCCATTGTGGAAGCGGAGTTTCGCCGAGCCGTTCGAGCGGCGCGGGGTGCCGGCCATCGGTCGGAGCAGCTCGGACTCGCTCCACACGTCCATCATCTCGAGGAACTTCGACGTCGCGTGCGCGCCGGTCTGCGCGGTGTACCAGACGCGACGGTTCGGGCCCATCGTGGCGTTCTGCACCGCGGCGGACTGGTCGAGGGTGGTCTTCCCGGCCTGCCGCTGCACGGTGATGATGACGCGGTCGTAGTAGAACGTGCCGGTCGACGGCTCGATTTCTCCGGCGACGTCGGCGACGTAGGCCTGCCAGGGCAGCAGCGGCCGACCGAGGGCGCTCGCGATCGCGGCGACGTGACCGCCGTAGGTCGGGCGGTCGAAGTTACGCGGCGTAGCTTGCCGAGGGGGTGTCAAGCCGGGGGGCAGTACCAAGGGCATCGAGGAGCGCTTTCGTCGCGGGCGGGATGGAAGTGTCGGGGATGTCTTCGAGCTGCTCGCCTGCGAGCTGCGTGAGGAGCGTGGAGAGCTGGAGCGCCTCGTTGGCGATCGCGCGGCCCTTGCGGTTGCCGGCGTCGATGTTCTGAGCGAGGGCAATCGCGATGTCGGCGAGCACGTTCTCGTGCGCCTCGAACAATCTCGCGGCCTTCATGGCACCGATCGACGTCCGCGCCGATTTCTCCAGCGGACCAGCCCCGAATCCGCCCGAATCTGAGGGCGCTTCAAGGCCCGGTAGCGCGGTCTGACCGGGGTTTTCTGTGCCGCTCATTTTTCTTTTCCTGGTCGGGTTGGGGAGAGGAGGACGGTGGGACGCGGGGAGTCCAGCGCTGCGCGCTCAGAAAAACGAAAGTGCTAGACCGGCGACGATGAGCAGGCCGAAGCCGAGCACAGCGACGACGACCGATGCGGTGAGCAGGCGATCGCGGCCTGCTGCGCCGAAGGGTCCGGCGAGGCACCCTAGGAGGGTCAGCCCCACGCCAACGAGGGCGAGCAGTTCGATGAGACTCATGGGGGGGGCTACCAGTCCTTCTCGGTGGTGGTGGTGACGAGCTCGCGGGGTGCGCGGTCGGTGGCGGTGGCCCAGGGCGAGCCGTACCACTTGGCGACGGCGGGCAGCATGAAGGCGGGGCGCTCGGCGCGCGCGCGGCGCTCGACGATGTCGCGGCCTGGGTCGATGGTGATGATCTTGTAGTGCAGGGCGCGGTACTCGGCGAGCTGCTCGGCTGAGGGGATCGCGTGGATGATCCAGAGGGTGCATCCCATGGTGCGGCGGCGTGCGCGGTCGAGTGCTCCCTTGCGGGCGGCGATCGCGATGTCGCGGACGTGGTTCGGGTAGGTGTGGCTCTGCTCGGGCGGGTGGGGCATGAGGGCGCGGGCGAGGGCGTCGAGGTCGATGACGATGTCGGCGGGGCTGGCGTGCTCGGTGACGTAGGTGTTCTTGCCTGCTGCAGGTGGTCCCATGACGACGACGACGCGGGTGCCGTAGCCGCTGATGACCTTGTCGGCTCGGCGGCTGTTGCAGGTCTTGCACGCGGGGCGGTAGTTCTCGAGCGTGTGAGCGCCGCCGTGGCTGAACGGGACGACGTGATCCTTGGTCGTCGCGCGCTTGGTGCATCCGGGCAGCTTGAGGTGGCAGACGTCGCCGTAGGTCGCGAGCACGAGCGCGGTCATGCTCTGCGACTGCCTCCCGCCACGGCCGTCGGTCATCGGGTTCCTCCTTCGAGCCGTGCTTCGCACCAGGCATGCACGGATGCCCAGGCATAGCGAATCGTGCGGCCCTCCTTGATGTAGGCCGGACCCCTGCCCGCTGAGCGCCACTTGGCAAGCCGGTTGGTGCTCGTGCCGAGATATTCGGCGACGGCTTCAGGGGTGGCCAGCGGGCGCGGCTTCGTGGCGTTCACTCGTGCTCCCATCGCTCGCGCTCGAACTGCGCGAAGGTGAGCCTGGGGTGCTCGGCCCACCATTCGATGAGCTCCTCGCTGGCGTATGCGCGGGCGCGGATGTCGGAGCCGATGAACAGCGAGTAGGGATCGATGCCCTTGCGCTTCCCACGATGGTTGAGGAGCACGCCGCTGCAGCCGGTCTCGGCGGCTTCGTAGGCCGCTTCGCGCACGAGCTCGAACTCCTCTCGGATCGACCGCCAGTGCGAGGCGGCGAAAGCGAATGCGGGAGAGCTCATCGCAGCCTCCTCGTGGTCAGGTACTCGCGGATGCTGGCCGCGCACGCCCATTCCCAGGCGGTGGCGGTGAGGAGGTCGTACGTGCCCTCGCGGACGAGGTTCGAGGCGGCTCGTGTCACGGCTGCTCTGCGGGCGAGCTCCTCGGCGACCGGAGCGGCGATGGCGGGGTCGGCGGCGAGCATCGTGAAGGTGCGGGCGTGGCGGCGGAGCGCGGCGAGCGTCTCGGCGGCGTGCACGACTTCTTCGCGGGTGTGGGTGCGGAGGGCGGTCATCGGATGACCCACCGGGCGATGCGGAGGCGGATGCGAGCGCCGAGCTTGATGCGGATGAAGGTGGCACGGCGGCGACTCATCGCTGCTGCTCCTTGCGCGCGATGCGGTGATGGCGGCTGAAGCGCGCGAGGTCGGGGACGGCGGCGATGACGATGAGCGTCACGACGATCAGCGGGTGAATGTACTCGGCGGTCACGATGCCGCCTCCTTTCGAGTGGCGGGGAATCGTTCGACGAGCGGCGCGACGAGCTGCACACCGGATCGCATGTCGTAGAGCGCGCCGTCGTAGCGTCGACCACATCCGCTGACGCACCAGTTCGCGTCGGGGAAGCTGTGACGGCCGTTAGCGCTGTTCGGGCACTTCGCGTCGATCGCGGTCGAGTAGGCCTCGTTTGAATTCGCGCGCGCGATTGGTGAGGGTGAGCTCTTAACTTCTCCATCAGGGTGGTTAGTGGGTGGTTTGGGTGTCGCTGCCGACACCCCTCCCCCGTCGCCAGCGACAGGGGGTGTCGTTTCCGACACCCCTGTTAGCAATTCCAGGGCGACCGCCTCGCCGCGCACACGGTGGCGGCTGCTGTGGTCGCATGACTGCGGGCAGCGAAGCTGGAAGCGGTACAGATTCGGGCGCAGGTGATCGGCGGTCGAGTGGTCGCCTCCGGCGCTGACGAGGCGGCGAATTTCACCCAGCTTCTCGAGCTCGGCGAGGGCCTTCTGCACGTTGCGGGGCGTGACGCCGGCGTAGCGCGCGAGGGTGGCCACAGCGGGCCAGGCGCCGCCGTCGCCGTCATGGTTGGCGATGCCGATGAGCACGAGCTTCGCGGCGCCGCGGGCTCGTGAATGGTGGAGGGCGATCGCCATCGACTCGACGCTCACTTCTCGGTGTCGTCGGTAAGGGCGGCGGCGTCGAAAATGTACGCACCGGTTCGGCCCGGAAGCTTCTCGACGGGCGTGAGCTCGCCGCGCTCGATGAGTCGTGGCACTTGGCGCACGCTCACGCCAAGGGCGGCAGCGACCTCGCGCGAAGTCATGAAGTTGGTCATGCGTCCAACTTCGGACATGGGGGGTTGACTTTCGCGCAGCGACACGCGCGAATTTCTCGCGTGTCTAAGTTGCGACGTGACGGAGCAGAGTCCAAACTGAGCCCATGACCACGACGAGCGCCCTAGAGCGCCTCACCCGAATCCCGGAATGGACGGTCGGCGATCGCCTGAAGAAGGCCCGCGAGACCGCCGGCTACGAGCAGCAGCCGTTCGCCGACGCAACGGGCCTGAGCCGCCAGACGATCAGCAACTACGAGCGCGGGTTCGTGACGCCGCGCAAGTCGGGCATCAACCTCTGGGCCGCCGTCACGGGCGTTCCTGTCGAGTGGCTGCTCACGGGGCAGGTGCCCGGGAACGACGAAGGCCCCCACCGTAACGATGGGGGCCTCGCGCCTACTGTCTCAACCAGTGTGCGCCCGAAGGGACTCGAACCCCTAACCTTCTGA